AATGGGAAAATATAATTTATTTGTAATTATTCGTAATTATTCGTTTACCTATCCTTCACCATTTTTTTTATTTACCCTGGCCCCGACCCGATTATAAAGCCGACCCGACCCGACGGCCGACTTAATACGCGATCCCGACTTAATGCTGCACAATTGCGACGGATCGCTTTTTAATTTCTGATCCGCTGCACAACTTGCACAATTCGCATACAGACTTGCGTCCAGCCTCTTTTGACGCTGGGCATAAAACTTCTTTACCTTTTATTATTTCGTCCACGCTTTGGATAATTCTAAAAGTACGCTTGCCATCCTTCCAGGCTGCTATTGCTTGCTTTTTATCTTCAACCGAATGCATGCAAATATCGGAATAGCTATCTTTTATTTTGCTTTGGTGACTGTAGCCAGTGTGTCCCGTACTTTCTGAAATTAACAAGTCCCAAACATTCCGCGGCACCGCGGCAGGGTCGCCATATGTGCCAAGTCTTACTGGCCTATTAGAACCCATTTCTATAATTTCTTGATCAGTCGCAATTGGATAATTACCCTTATGAAAACTTTTATAAACTATCAACGGGCCTTGATCAATTCGCACATAGCAACCGCGATCCATTGCGACCGCTCTTTTTGGATCATCCGTCGGTGTACCGCGGTGCGGACAATTTCCACAAATTCCAAAGTCTTGGCCAGTCTTATTGGCTAGTCTTGGATCAATATCTTTTGTTAAGATATAAGTTTGTAGCATGTCACCGGTTTTAGAATTGGGTCTAGACTTATTACCATTTACAGCTACAGCAATAATTGGCGTTTTGTTGTCAAGTAATGACTTGCCATCATATATAATTTTACCAGGCATAATTTCCTCCATTGGTTAATATTAGTTATGTTATAACATGGGATAATATACTTGTCAAACACCTATATATAGTGTGATAATAATGCTACATACTATATAGTGTTCTAGTTCCATAACCTAAACCACTTATACACATGTCCCGACACCCGACCCCGACCTTACGCATGTCCCGACTTAACGCGTGTCCCGACTTATACACGCGTCCCGACTTACTATACCCCTTTAGATTATACCATAGTTTACCATTAATGTAAACCCACTACATGTAGTAGGTAACCCTGTTTCATTTATGCTTACTTTGTTTCATAGAAAAAAATAAGAAAACCCCTCTCTTTGAGGGGGTAAGTTTATTGTTAAAATATCCCATATTAAATTATCTAAAATTATCTCATTATAAGTGTTGACATGTTATGGGAATGTATGCTAGGTTATGGGTAATATAAATTAATGGAGGTTTTTATTATGAAGATTTTAGTAGCATGTGAAACTAGCGGAACAGTTAGAAACGCATTTTTAGATAAAGGTCATGATACTTGGTCATGTGATGTTTTGCCATCAGATGATCAAACTAACAGACATATCCAAGATGATGTTCGTAATGTTTTGGCTATGGAAAAATGGGATATGTTAATGGTGGCACACCCGCCATGCACAAGATTATGTAATTCAGGTGTTAGATGGTTACACAAAGCACCACCAAACAAAACACTTGAAGAAATTTGGGCTGAGTTAGATGAGGGTGCAAAATTGTTTTCTGATTTATGGAATGCAGATGTTCCTAAAATTTGTATTGAAAATCCTGTTATGCATAAATATGCAAAAGAGAGAATTGAGAATTTTGAGAAACAAGCACAATCATTTCAGCCATATGAATTTGGTCATGATGAAAATTCTTGGGACAATCAGAAAAAAAGAATTTGTTTGTGGTTAAAAAACTTACCACTACTTAAAAAAACAGGAACATTAGATGGCTCTACTGCTCGTTCTGATGTTCATAATGCACCGCCAAGTGAGGATAGATGGAAATTTAGGAGTAAATTTTTTCCAGGTATTGCTCAAGCTATGGCAGATCAATGGACTTAGGAGGAAAAATGACTAAGAAAATTTTAAAAATAGAAATTGACATAGAAAAACAATATGAGGTGGAATTTGATAATAAAGATATAAAAAACCTTTACTTTGATAATCAAAAAAATGCAGTAACAGTACATTTAAAAAATGGAAAAGTCGTAAGATTAGAAAATGAAACCTATAAAGACATTTGGGTTAGAAATTATGATTATATAGGAGAAGAAAATGGCTGAGAAAAAACATTTTATTACTATTGTTTGGGGAACAGAGAGAGAAGAAACTAAAACCTACAGATTTGATACTTTTGCGGAGGCAGATGCCTTTTATCATGGAGTAGAGCAATCTAATGGTTGGTGGGAATATGACATTATAGCATCGGGAGAAGAAACATGATGAAAGAGCAAACAATAAGAGATGAATTAGCATCTATAATTAAGGATTTAAGGGCTAGGGGC